TCTGTGAACTATGTAATTAGGGTTCTCATATCCCGGAACGCCTACCTTTTGGCCATTCTCATCCATCTTATATAGTGGAGCATTTAACATAGCTTCAAATGAAGTTCCGTCTAGCTTCTTCTTTTCTATTAGAGTCTGCTCTAAAACCTCTTCAAAGTTCATCATTAGATTTTGAACCTGATTTCTAGCTTCAGTAATACTTGTTTTATCGCCATTAGCAATAACAGATGCCAAAAACTCTTCTGAATTAGCATTATTTAACACTAACTTTCTGTGTTCAGCAGGGTTTAGAATCTGTAATATTAATGAGTTTTCTGCACGTTTAAGTGCCCTAGCTTTTAATTTAGAAACCTTCCAATCTTTGCTTGTATCTTTTAAGAATGAATTGATAGGATTCCAATGCTTGTCAGGTATAAGTGGGAATTTACTAGATACATAACGCATAAACTCAACTTTAGCCTTTTCTGGATCACTCATAAACAAGTCAATAATATCTTGTATTACAGGATCTTCGCTTTTACCTTGTTGAATATCTAGCTTTAGATTTCTAAACTTCAATAACTCTGGGCCAGTAAAATCAGTCTTAGTCTTACCTATAGTTTGATTTGCAAACACATTATACAACGACTGATCTTTCTCACTAGGATCAGGCCATATCTCTTGTAGCTTCTCTAGAGTTAAAGTTCCTGTGTTTCTTAATCCATTCAATTCTGATATAACACCTGTAACTATAATATTATTGTTGCTATCAATTACTCCTTTACGGATGCTACGATCTCTTTCAAACTTCTGAATTAATGCTGCTCTTTGACCATCTATCTTTGTAACATCACCATCATCTAGTGCCATTACTGCGTCAATAATTTGTTGCTTCTTTTCTTCTGTGTAGCTTGGGCTATCTAAAACTGTCCAATCATGGCTTAATAATGATATAGCGGTATTGTACTGTTCGGTTGTAGTAGTAGTTGGAATACCATCTTCTGTAACACCAATTTCAGGATTATCAAAACCTAAGTTGTCAAAGGTTACTGCTCTGAAAGCCCTTTGCTTTGTATAGGCAGCATCATACTGTGTTTTGAATTGGTTTGCCCCTTGTGGATTTAGATTTGGGAAAGCACCCCACTGAGATAACATAGCTTTACCATCTGCGTAAGCTTCTTCAATTTGTATTGAAGAGCCACCGCCAAGTCTTTTTAAAGTTTCAGATAAATCTCCTAAATATGCAGTAGTATTGATACCTTGTTGATACTTTAAACCTTGATTGTAAGCATGGTTCATAGCGGTGGCTCTTGATATAGCCCACTGCTTTTCCATATTCGATCTTACAAAATCATCTTCTATTCCGTCTATTGAATCAGTCTTGTACTGGTCATACATAGCTCCAACCGATCCATGTATATTCTTAGTATCAACCTCATTAGACATCATGTTAGTTTCCGGATCGTAAGTTCCGAATGATGCGCTATTGATTACTCCATAAGGAGAGTTGTTTCCATATTTACCATTATCTTCTGCACCACCTTGCTCAAAGGTACGAAAATTTCCTAATGCACTATTTAACTGATTAGTCTTTTCTTGCTTATCAAGACTCTCAGAGAATGCAGATGCTATTCTTTGTGATGCTGATACAAGTTGATTACCTAAATCTTGTGCGCCTTTACCACCGGCTGCTGCAGCACTAAGCCATTTCGTGCTTCCAGAAACAGGTGTTGTATTGCCTAATCCAATAGTCTTTCTTGATGCTATTTTAATTGCCATATTTTAAACTCATTTCATTGCCTTATAACTTGTGGCTGCACCAGTAATTCCTGACAGTAAAGAACCTGTAGCTTGATACCTTGATGCTGTTAATTGCTGTGATCCTGCCATCCAATGTTTCCATGCTTCTGACCTAGATGTTCTTAAATTTTCTCTTGTATCTTCTTGTAAATCATTAATAGATTTTAATACATTTAGTTCAGCTGATCCTACGCCAGCTGATGCTCCGCTACCACCCCACTGTGCAACCTGCATGTGGATAGCTTCAATAGCCTGCCTGTGCATTGCCTTTCTTTTATAATGATAAGCGTTTAAGGTTTCGCCATATTCAACTTGACCCATCTTGTATGCTGCATTTCCAGACTCAATAGCACCTCTTGCGCCAATGACTCCGCCTGCTACTGATATTGCTGCTACTGCTGCTGCTGCTGCTACTGACATATTAATCACTCACCGTTAATGTTCCATGAATACCTAGTACCGTTAATGGTAAAGGTTGTTCTTGTTTGATTTCAATAATACCATCTCTATCCCAACCAAGATTAGTAACTCGTTTATCACCTGTGAATAAACCGATACCTGAACTCATAGGAGTTGATGATGTTCTAAATGGAAGTTGGTCATCATTAATCTTGACACCTGTTGTATTGAGCAATCTAACCTTAACCTCATTCCATCGTTTCTTTAATCCTTGTGCTTTACCTGCTTGAGAACCTGACTCAACACGCATAGTCTTTAAAGTTGATGTATATCCTAATCCTACTTGAATATCTACATTAGTCCAACCAGTAGGTACTGATATAGATATAGCACCACTTGAAACTACTTTATCTGGGAATACAGAGTCATTTATAACTAACTTGACCGTTTCCCCTTCTAAGTGAGAAAGTCCACTTACAGAGGTTGTAGCGGTTGATACAGTGCCTGTGATACCTGAATCTACATTTATGTCTGGGTCTAGATATTCAATATGCCTTACTACTGATCCATTGACAGTTCTTTTAACTGCTACCCATAATTGATCCTGAGTTGTATTAGTTATTACTGAAACACTCTCAACTTCAACGCTAGTACCACCAATCTCATGTTCCGCCCAAGCAATTACTTCTTCAGGTCTTTCATAAGTCAGACTTAACATCTTGCCATCTGCAGTACACGCCCAAATAACTGAATCTGGCTCTTGTTGATAGTCCATGTCTTTAAGGTAGCCTGCTGTTATATGCTCTGATAACAAAGTCATATCTGGAGCAATATAAGCATCACTCTGAAATTGATAAGAGAACTCTCTAATCTTTCTTCTAGCTCTCTGTGCAAATAGAATAGCGTTACCAATCTGGATAGGTGGGATAGTCCAACTACCGTAAGTAGTCTGCTGAGTAACCATTACATTAGATGGTGTTAAAGGCTCTCCCTGTGGGCGGCCTACTTTAAATTCACCACCTGCTGTTCCAACAATGAGATCTCTACTTGGTTGTAACCATCTTATTACATTGACTTTATTAGTAGCAATAGCATATTCCATTGACTCATCTGCCAAGCCTGTACCTTGATCAAAGTTCTCATAGTCAGCTGTTTGAGAACCCCATATTGTTTGTGGATAGGTAGAGCTACCAGCAAAGAATAATCTCTGTTCATAAAACGATACTGTTCTAGGATAGCCATTACTACTTGTCCAAGGTGTTGAACCAGCCCATGTGAATGTAGGTGTACTTAATGTCCAAGATGTATGACCTGTACGAGATAGCTTTCTAGGTGCATGGCCACTATGACAGATATACATAACATCTGCTGATTGTGCAAAGTGTAGTTCTGTTAGTTCAGCCTCTAAATAAGGTGTTGATATTTCATAAGCAGAACCGCCAGATTGAATCTGACCGTTGTCTTTATAGAAACGAATATAAGTGTCACCAAACTCTAGTACATAGGATTGAGTTACATTGAACTCGAAAGGAATAAGCCTTACTTCTTTAGTCGAATCCTTAACCTCAGAAACAAAGTGAGTTCCTCCTCGTCTAGTAGCGCCACCATGAGGATATACAATCATGTTGGTTAGTTCACTACAACCGTTAAAATATTTCTTAAAGTCTATTTGTCCTTCAAGACGAGGACTTAACTCCCCAGCTGTGAAGTTAGACTGAAATGGATGTACTCTAGCCATTTAACCCCTAAATGATGTAAATGTATCAGATACTAGACCATCAATAAAACCCTCCAATCCATCAATAGATCTAGCTTCTGCGACTTTGATTTCATATAGCTCCCACATTTGTTTAGAAAGGCTATTGCTTCCTGTTATTGAGTATGCTAATTCAGCAGCTAATCTAGCTGTCAATACTTCTGTGAAGATTGGATCGAATTGTGCTGTATCTGTTACTTGTGCAATGTAAAGAATCTTTGCAGTTCCTTCATCTGATAATAACTTTCTTCCTTCAATCTTAAAGATGTACTCATCATATTCCATTTTGAGAACACGAAGGCAATAAGGACTGGTTGGAAGAGTATATTGATAAGCGTAGTCAAATGCAGGTGCTGCAACTAACTTACTTAGCTCTTGTCTTTCTATTGCGAAATTCCAAGGATGTGATCTTAATACAGCATCTCTTGTAGGTTCGTAAAATGCGTTACAGAGTCTTGCTCTTTCTGTATCGTCAGTTAGGGAAGTGATTGGATCGTCACCAAGTTTTCTTAATGCGTTTGAACAAATGGAAACCGCTGTTGCCATATCTCTTCTCCTGAATGTGGTGAGGATAACCCGTTACAGGAAACCCTCATTTTTTTTATAACTTTAGTCTAGTACATAAACCAAGTAGCCAGATGCAGTATCGCCAGAAACGATAGCAGTATCCGTACTTGTTAATCTAATAGATACGCCACCTTGCGAAGTGAATACTTTAGTATCCGCAGTTAATGCAGAGCCTACAGCCATTGCACCAGCAGTATCAACAGAAACACCGTTGTCAATACCATCAGCATCCGCTGCTACAGCATCACCGTCTAGGTCTGTGTAAGCATCCCAGCCAATGTCCATAGTAGCACTAGCAGTAGTCCAGTTATGCTCAACGCGACTTAACGCGCCTAACAAACGAACAGTTCCAGCAGGTAAACGAACAACTTCCGCAGAAGATGTCGCATCACCAGCACCTGATTGTGTGTGATCGAACGCAGCAATGCGTAAACGACCATGAACATCAGATGTTTCTTCCCTTACAGAAGGACTAGCATCAAAGTTAGTTACTTGCGTACTTTTTTGAGTAGTTACAGCCATGATTATTCTCCTATATTATTCAGTACACGCAATCTCTACTACTTTCTCGTCTTCAACACGAGTAGCACCGATTGTCATTGATAAAAATACTTGAGTAGCATAGTTCTTGTCATCACGCTCACTAATGCGAGTTTGAATCTCTGAACCCATTGCTAGACCAAGACCTGATTTACAGTACACAGTAACCTGACGGTTGCCATCTGAATCAGTACCTAAACGCTCTGAACGGATAAACTTAAATCCTAAGAAAGTATCTAATTGACCTTGTGCCAACGCCTTAACAGTGTTGTAGTCAGAAGATTTAACTTCAGTAGTATTTAACAAATCAGTTACTTGCTTCGCAGAAAGAATACAGTAACGCTCTTCTTCAGCATCTACATCAGAACCATCAATCACTTCTTTAGCAGATAGAAGTTTAGCAACTGTTAAACCACCTGATGCGTGAGCAATTTTTTGAGCAGATGGAAGTGCGATAGTAGTACCACCAGCAACACCACCATAGGCATTACCAACCGCAGCTTCAATAATTGCAGTATCCATAGCACGACCCATTGCATTAGCGCCAGCCATTGCATACTCGCTCTGTGGAGTGATTAACATACGAACCTTATCTTCCTGATCGATTAAATCAGCCCAGTCGTAGTCATCCATTGAAACTCTACGTCTTGAATGTGGAGTATCCATACGAGGAGTATCTGAGTGGCGTGAAGTACGCTTTTGAGCTGAAACTGCACCAATTCTTTCGAAAAAGTGATTCTTACCTGTTACTGATTCATAACGAACCGAGTCGCGTAATCGTGAAC